TTCACCGACGACGTGATCATCCGCCATGCCACACAGTCGCCGGTCACTGCGGGGCGGTCAGTCGCGCCGTAGGTCACACGCTCCGACGTCAGGCCCGACGCGGTGAGGAGCATCGTCCCCACGGCGGTCATGACGTCTGTGATGGTGGTATCGCGGTCAGACACGCTTGAGCTCTTCGGTGATGTTGCGGGCGAGGACGCGGGGGAGGTCGGCGGCGGCGCGGTCGGCGGCGGGGCGCAGGAAGGGGCGCGCGCGGATGCTGACCTGCTCCACCAGCTTATACCACAGTTGCCCCGACGGCTTGTGCCGCAGGTAGAGCGCCCCGGACTTCGCCTTGAAGACCGTGAACAGGCCCGCGCCGGACTGCCGCAGGGGCCCGCCGAACCGGTCGACGCCGGCGGCGGTGCGCGCAGGCGGGAGGGGGATGCGCAGGTAGCGGCCGCGCTTGGGGCGGATGGGGTCTTTGGTGCCGTACTCATGGACCCCGGCGTAGCGCACCGACGCCCCGCCGTTGATGCGGCCTCCGGCGCTGATGACGGCCTCGGGGCCTTCGGGGGTGTCCCGCACGGTCCCGGCGATGGAGCGGCGCAGGTGCCCGGTGCGGACGTTGAGGACCGTCGCGGCGTTGCCCTTCGCGTAGCCCTCGCCTCTGAGCGCCACTTCAACCATCGTGCGCTGGACTGCCGCGCGGAAGCCGCCAGCGCCCATGCGCTTGATCATCGCAGCGGCCTCGGCGGGGGTCACGTCAGACCACCGGGATGGCGTAGCGGGCGATCATCTGGCGCACAGCGTCCGGCATCGTCTCGGGGCGCAGGGACGTGGAGATGCCGGCCTCGCTGACAGAGGTCCGGCCTTGGCCATGCCGCAGGTCGAAGAGATGCCGGGTCAGGACCGCGACGGCGTGCGCAAGGTCATCGGGCAGGGTCGCCCATCCCGCGGTCACGACTGCGCGCACAGAGCGGCGGGTCAGCGGCAGGGGCGGGTATGCCGGGGCGATCTCGATCATCGACGTCCGGGCGTCGAGGACGTAGCCGGCGCTGTCCCGCAGCGTCGAGGCGTCCCAGACCCGCGAGGTGGAGACGTGGAGCGAGGTGACGGCGGTGATGTTGGGAACGCGCACCAGCAGCGTGTAACCGTCCTCGCTGACGACCACTTCGGGCTCGATCAGGGTGTAGGTCGTGGACCCGAGCGTCGGCGCGCCGTTGTCCGGCATCGCGGAGCAGAGCGCCGCGGCGATCATCGCGTCAGCCACGTCGATCAGCGTCTCGATCTTGGTGTCTTCGGCTGTCCCGGTCAGGCCGGGGATCTGCAGGCGCGCGGCGGCGGCAGTGATCACGGGCACGGGGGCACCCCATACGGGTCGGTCGGTTCGGCGGGGCCGTCCGGGGCGTCGGGGTCGCCCGGGGCGCGCTGGGGGCCCGGGGCGGTGACCAGCCGGCGCGTGAGGTACGCGGGGCCGGCCGGGGCGCGGCCTACGGCTGCGTAGGCGCGCGGGAGGGGATGGCCGGGCGCCGGGCCACCTGCGACCGCGGGGGCGGCTGCAGGGGCCTCAGCGCCCGGCAGGGCGGCCCCCGCCGGCGTGGGGGCGTCGGCGGGGGCGCGGGGCATCAGACGCGGACCTCTTCGCAGAGGAGCGAGTAGCGGCCGTAGATGGCCACGCCCGACGCGGTGACGGCCTTGTTCAGCTTGATGGCGGCGCCCGGCGCGATCTCAAGGATCGTGCCGACCGCGGCCGACGCGAAGGTCAGGGCAATCGGCGTGGTCGCGGCGAGGTCGCCGGTGCCGCCGCTGCCGCTGGTCCGGGTGTCGAAGCTGTGCAGCGTGGTCGCGCCGTTCGCGAGGGTCACCGTCGCGTAGTTGGTGTCGTTCGCGGTGACGGCAGCCTGCGGGGTGAAATACCCGCTGATGATGCGGAGCTTCACGGGCAGGGGGTTGACGTACACATCGCCGTCGACGGTGCCGGCGGCGGCACGGATGAGCAGGAGGTCAACCTGCCGGGTCATGGGTTGGGACATGGGGTCACCTCAGATGGGCGCTGGGGGTGGATCAGGAGGCGTTGTAGCCGTACACGACGTTGACGATGCTGCCGCTGGTCGGCGCGCTCGCGTGGTCGGGGCTCTCGAAGGCGTAGCGGCCGGAGGCCACCAGCGCGCCGGTGTTGTTGAGGATGTTGACGTCGCTCTCGACGCGCAGGCCCTGGCGGGTGCCGAGGATGTAGCGGTTGAGGTCGACCATCACCACGCCGCCCTTGGTGTTGCTGCCGCTGGTGGCGTTGTGGACGCCGGCGGTGTCGAAGGCGCCGGTCTCCGCGCCGGTGCGGCCGAGCGGCCACGCGCGGATGACGGGGCGGCCGCCGATGGCGGCGACCTGCCCGCTGAGGATGGTCGCCTGCGGGCCGAACTTCTCCAGGGTCGCGACCTGATCCATCGTGCTGAACTTGCTCAGGATCTCGGAGAAGGAGGCGAAGACCGCGACACGGGACATGTCCTGCCCGCAGCCGGCGCTCATCTGGCTGTGCATCTCTTGGATCTTCGCGAAGGTGTAGGTCGAGGCCAGATCCTTCTTGGCCGCGGTGCCGATGTCCAGCGCGCGGGCGCGCAGGCCGAGGAAGCTCCGACGGTGGTCGAGGCTGCCGCCGACCGCGCTGCCGCCCGACGGGGTGCCGACCGGGAAGACGCCCTCGGGGGCCCAAGCGGTCAGGCTGTCCTGATGGGTGGCGTTGGTGTCGCCGTTGATGATCGCGTCGAAGAGGGCGAGGGACATGGCCTCGGCGATCTGCGCGCGGAGCTCGGGGAGGTAGCTGATGATGCTGTCAGCGTCGGCGTTGCGGTCGTAGATCACGGCGCAGGCCATGTCCTTGACGGCGTAGGCCAGCGAGGACGTCCCCATCGCCGAGGTGATGAAGTCGGCGGCGGCCGAGGCGCTGGCGGCGCCCTGCAGGTAGGGGCGGGGGCGCGCGGTGCCGAGCGGGCTCTTGACGTTCTTGTCGTTGAGCGTCTTCTGCACGAACAGACCCACGGGGCTGTCCATAATGGCCGCGGTCGCGACGCGCATCATCTCGGGGAGCATCACCTCGCCGGGGATGAAGTCGGCGCCGTTGCCGCTGCTGACGCCGAAGACGCGCCGGATGGTCGCGACGCCGTCGTTGGTCAGGCCGTTGCGCTGCAGGCGGTCGGACAGGCGGGCGAGGATATCGCCGCCGTGCTCCAGGGCCGCCCGACCGAACTCGCCGCCGGACGCGCGCCCGACGTTCAGGCCGCGCAGGGCGAGGCGGACGTAGAGGGCCTCGAACAGATCCTTGATCTCGGCGTGGCCCTCGCCGAAGGTGCGGGTCGACGTGAGCAGGCCGTCGGCGCGCTCGGTGTGCTGCTCGCTGCCGAAGGCGATCCGGCGGGTCGCGCCGAAGAGCTGGAGGCTGTCGTCGCGGCCGAAGCTGCGGGTCAGGCTGGCGGCCGGGCCGTCGAAGGGCGCGGGGGTGCCGGCGATCTCGCGGGCCTTGAGCTTGGCGATCTCGCCGTCGAGCTTGGCGACCTCGGCGGTCTGGCGCTCTTGGGTGAGCTTGACGTCACCGATGTTGCGCTCGATGTCCGCCTTGGCGGTGTTGATGGCCTTGCCGACGAGGACGTCGACCTGGGCCTGGAGGGTGCTGCTGTCGGCCATCGTGGCCTCCTTTGGGTGGATGACCGGGAGGGCCGCCCGGCGCGGGAGAGAGGGTCAGACGGAGGAGGTGGAGACGGGGAAGAGGGCGGCCAAGGCGCGCTCGATCAGGTCCAGCGCGTCGGAGTCGGCGTCCGCCGGCGCGGTCTCTGCCTCGGTGACGTGCGCGGGGGTCTCTGCGGACACGTCGGCCGGGGCGGGGGGTTCGGCGGCGTCGGTGGACCGCTGCGCGATGGCATCGGGGTGCATCGGGGTGCCGACGATGCTGCATTCCATGAGGCGGGGCGCTTCATAGACGTAGCCGCGCTGTGCCCAGCGGGGGTCGTCGGTGGGGTACTTCGACCTGTCGGTCATCTTGCCGGGGATGAAGCCGACAGAGCAGGCATTCAAGACGCCCTCGGCAAGCTGCCGGGCGACGGCGCGGCTGGTCTCGGTGGCATCCGACGGGACGAAGGCGCCGGTCAGAGCCTTCACGCCGGGGGCGATGTCGGTCACCGACAGGTCGACCCACTTGCCGATGGGGAGGCCCCAACTGTTGTGATTGAAGAAGGCGACGGGGTTTTGGCTGAACCGCGACAGATCCCAATCCTGCATGACGAGGTCGTGGGCCTCATCAGGCGTGCTCATCGACATCACGAAGCGGTAGCGCGGGGGCTCACCGTCGTTGGTGTCCGGCTTCTCGCCGTCCATCGGCAGGGCGCGCAGCATGACCGACCGGAACAGGGCCGCCGGCTCGATCTCGCCGGGCTGCAGGCCACCGGCCGCGCGGCGCTCCACGAAGGCGCGGCGCACGTCGGCAGGGCGGGCGATGACCGGGGCGCAGAGCATGGTGGTCAGTCCTTGAAGACGGGGCGGGTGCCACAGCGGCAGTTGATGTCTTGGCGGGCGATGCCGAAGCCGCCGGGGGACGGGGCTCGGGCCCCTACGTCTTGCCCCGACGGTATCACGAACATGCCCCCGGGTGCAACACGTTGACCATGACAGCGGCGATGGGAGCGATCCGGCTCGACAGGCAGCGGCGCGCGCACCCATTCGACCTCGAAGTCGACGCCGAGGTTGGCCGCTTGCCCATAGGCCAAGTCGGTCCCGGCCTGCAGGGCGCGGTTGGTCTCGGTGCGGGCGATGGTCAGGGCCCGCGCAGCACTGAAGGCTTGCGACGACCGCACGCGCTCTTGAATGTCGCCGATGGACTCGCCAGCGGTGATACCCGCGATGACTTCGGCCTCGATCTGGCGCTTCGTGGTTTCGTTGACGCGGGTGACCTGCTCAGCCAACAGACCGGGCGTCGGGGTCAGGGTCGGCTCCCATGCGATGCCGCGGCCGTCCGGAGCGGTCAGCCATGCGCGGAACAGGCCCCAGCCCACTTGCACGGTCGCCCCGATGATGTTGGTGATGGCCTCGGCGATGGTCAATCCCTCGGCAGCGACGTTGAAGAGCATGGCGATGTCGTCTGCGATGAGCACCCGGCGCACCGGGGCGGTCCCGGTAGGCGTCAATAGGCCAGCGCGTACACCCCGGGCTGCGTCAATAGCCCCGAGGCGTGCGATGATGCGGTCGCGCTGGGCACGGAGCGCCCCGGACCATGCGCGGAGCACGGCGCGCTCTTGATTGCGGCGGGCTTTGCCGACCAATCGGCGCGACCGGGCGATGGTCAAGCGCGGCGGCTTGCCTGCGGCGCGGGTGACCCGGGCGCGGCGGGCTGCGCGGCGCTTCGGCTTGCGCGCAGCCATGATCGCGTCCCTGCGCACGCGCGCCCAGCGCCGGCCGGCGTCGCCGCCCCAGAGCAGCCATGCGATCCACTGCGCGGACGGGTCGGAGCGGTCTTCCCAGCCCGCGGCGGTCTGTTGCGCGCCGTGGCGGGCGAAGAAGGAGTGCATCCGCAGGATCGTGCGGTCGCTGAGGTTGACGCGGTTGGAGATGTCTCGGGCGCGCGCGACGCCCTTGGCGGTCCCGCCCCGGCCGTGCTCTTCGCGGAGGCGGAGGCCGAGTCGGGCGTTACTGGCCATCGCCGCGGTCGGCTTGCGGTCGATGCCCTCGATGTCGCGGGTGACGCTCACCCGTCGCCCCGGGCCGCGAGGGCCTCGGCAGCGGCGGTCAGGGCGGCGATGGCCTCGGCGCGCTCGTCATCGGTTGCGTCGGGGTTGGTCAGCACGTCGGCGGCATCGGAGAGGGATGATGCGAGGTCGGCGTCTTCGGTGGCGAGGTCTTCGTCTTCGTCGAGGTCGTCGCCCTCATCGTCCGGGGCGTCGTCGGCAGGCGCGGGCGCGGGGGTCTGCCCGGCAGGGGTCGCCGGGGCGGCGGGGGCGGTGAAGGCACCCTCGGGCACGTCGTCCCAGCCCTCGTAGGCGTAGGCGACGCGGGGGTCCATGCCGTTCGCGATGTGGGCGCCGATGCGCGCGAGGATGTCGGAGTCGGCGGCCTGAAGCGGCCCCACGCCGCTGAAGTCATGCTCGACGGTGATGCTGTCGTCCTTGTCAACGCGCCGGGCCAGCATCGTCATCGCCTCGTCCAGCGGCGCGATCTTGCCCCGAAGGTCGGTCCAGTACGACGTGAGCTGCGCGCCGGCGGTCGCGAAGATGTTGGCTGCGTCGACGCCGAGACGCACGGGCGGCACGCCGAAGACGGCGAGGATGAGGTCGCGGGTCCACGTGCGCTGCGCGGGGCCGTCCATGTCTTTCGGCGCCCAGTCCAGCGTGTCGAGCTCCGCGCCTGCCGTGCCGAGGACAGCGACCCCGCCGTCGGCGTCGCTGAACAGGCGCCCGATCTGCGTCTTGATGACGGCGATCTGCGCGGCAGTCCATCCCTGCCCGACGTCCTTGGACGCGGGCCGGTAGATGGCGGCCGGGCGGCCCGACCGGGCCTTGCGCGCGGTGCCGGCGGCGAGGGCCTGATCGGCGGTCAGGTCGGAGTGGAGTACCTGCGTCGCCCCGACACCGGCGAGGGCATCGGGGCCGTCCAGCACGCCCAGCGTCAGGACAGAGAGCACCGCTTCGGGCGGGTACTGCTTGACGGTGTCGCTGCCGATCTCGTACCCGAGCGGGGTGCCGTCGGCGGCGGGGATGACCCGGACGCGCTCGGGGTGGGCCCACCGCACGCCGATGGGGGCGCCGGTCAGGTTGCTGTAGAGCAGGACCGACGTCGACCGGCCGGCCAGAAGCATGTCCCGCACGGTCGCCTCGCGCCACGTCCGCGACGACGGGTGCCCGCTGTTGGCGATGGCCTTGGGGAGCCAGTGGCCCTCGATGACTTCGCCCCGGCGCTTGACCACAATCGGCAGGGCGGCGAGGTCGCCGGCGATGGCGCGCACACAGGCGTAAACCCAAGGGTTCAGGTACGCGCTGAGCGCGATGGCCGGGCTGTACAGGCCCTCGGTCGGCGCTGCCGCAGCGTAGTCACCGCCGGCGACGAACTCGCGCGGCTTCTCGACGGGGTTGACCAGCCCGAGCGCCTTCGCGACCGACAGGTACATGCGGCCCCACGCGGACGTGGGGGCGACGGCAAGGGGCGCTGTGTCAGTCGGGGTGGCCATGCCGCGATCATAGCCCGGGGCGTGTGTCAAGGTCAACCGGTGCCCTCTTCGGTCGGGGTGCTGTACCGCCCGCGCAGGGCATAGACGAGGTAGCGCAGGACGTCGTGAGCGTGGTCGTCGCCGTCGGTCTCCCAGCGGTCGGCGGTCTCGCCGTGGCGGCCCTTGCGCCAGACCAAACGCGCGGTCTCTCGGATGAGGTTCGTGCACCGGTCATGGATGACCACGCCGGGCGTGCCGTGCTTCGGTGACACGGTCATCCGGTCGAAGAGCACCTGAAACGACGCGGCGCGGCCCTTCTCGGCCGGGGCGGTCGGCAGGTCGTAGAGCGTTGACAGCATCCCGCGCTGGTCCTTGCCTTCCGGGTCCGCCCAGCGCATCGACGGGGCATCGGACGTCAAGCCGGTGCCGCTGCAGGTCTCGCAGCGATGGGTGCCGTCGGCGCAGCGCACGCGCCAGCGCGTCCATTCGTCGCTGCCCACGCCGTCGGTCGGCTGGCAGGCTGGGCAGCCCTCCACCGCCCAGATCGCGGCGGCGTGGTAGGCCAAGATCTCGTCTGCCTTGTAGTGCTCGCGGTAAACGTGGAGCACGTCGGCGCTCTCATCATGTGCCGCCCACAGATGGCAGAAGGGCGCACGGGCGCCGAAGTCGATCCCGCCGTAGCGGGGCCAGTGTGCCGGGGGGTCGAAGGACGGGACGACGTAGGGCGGGGCGTTGGAGAAGTCGGGGTGAACCGCGCCCTCAAGCGCGACGATCTCGCCGCGGAGGCGCGACCGGCGGATCGCCTCAGGCTTGCCGGCCCACTTGTCTGCGACGACGGTGGGGCTGACGTGCGGGTTGTCCATCGCATGGAGGAAGGCCACGAACAGGCGTGCGGGCGGCGGTGTGCCTTTGTCGAGGTGCCCGACGTTGGTCAGGAGAAACGGAGTCCAGCCCGACAGGGGCGTCATCGTCGCGTAGACAAGGCCGTCGTAGTCGATGGTCCGGGCGCCGATGCTGTCGAAGCCCTGGACCGACTGCGGCTCTTCGTCGACCCATGCACCGTGGATCTTCGCGCCTTCAAAGGGGTTCTTGGCGTTGCCCTCGCTGGTGTTCTGGGCGAAGGCTTTGCAGACGATCTTGCCGCCGCCCGGCAGCCGGACCTCGGCCTCGTTGTCGGCTTCCCAGCCGCGGCGCTTCGATCCGGCGGGCAGGTACTTGTCCAGCTTCTCCCGCTGGATCGTGCGCGACATCGTGTGCGTCTGCGACACCGCCCAGAACAGGCCGGGGCCGCGCTGGATGCGCGCCAGCGGCAGGCCGTTGAGGCGCGCCCATGCCTGCGTGTCGGGATGGTCGGCGCCCTGCGCGATTGCGACAGCGACCTGCGCGCCGGCTTCGGTCTTGCCGGTCCGCGACCCGCCGAGCAGGAACGCTTTGTCGAAGTCCCCGGCGAGAAGGGCGCGCACCGCGCCGATCTGCGACGTGCGGGACTCTTCGACACCGCAGACCGGGCAGCGGTGGATCGTGCCGCGGACCTCGACCATCGGCGCGCCGCGGCGGCCCTTGGGTGGCGCGGGGGCGGCCGGATCGGGGTGGGGGCAGGTGCGGCACTCAGGCGCCCAGAGGCGGGCGTAGGCGAGCGGGTGGGCCTCGCGGTGCCGGGCCAAGACCGCAAGCTGCCGGTGAAGGTCGGTCACGACGGCGATCAGCGACGCGGGCGGCACTTCGCCGGCCGCGGCGTGGGCCTTGACCCGCGCGGTCAGATCGGCGAGGACCGCGGCGGGGTCGGTGACGGTCACGCGGGGTCCGGCGTCTTTGGCTGGGGGTGCTCGCACGACCCCATGCGGCAGCATGACCAGCATGGGGGCACCGTTGTGCATCTGCGGAGCGACGGGGGCAGCGGCGGCTGCGGGGCGGCTGGTCGAGGTGGCAGCGATGACAGCGGCGGGCGGGCCTGAGGGTCACCGAAGCGCCAAGCGGGGCGTAGGCCGGTTGCCGCGACGAGGCAGGCGGCGAAAAGCAGGGTCGCGAGGATGATGGCGATGGCGGTCATGCGGGGTCCGGGTCGGACGGGTCGGCGGCCTCGACGACTTCGGGCAGGCTGCCCAGCTCGGCTTGCGCACGCCCGAGGATGGCCAGAAGGCCGGCGGCGACCGAAGATGCGTCGGCCTCTTCGACGCGGACGGTGATCTCGTCAACCTTGATCGCGCCGGCCCTGTCAAGGATGCTGTTGGCTGCGGCGACCCGCGCGGGCGGCGGGGCGGCCGGGTCGTTGGCAATCTCGTCAAGCGCGTCAATGGCGCGGCCCACCATGCCGGCAAGACGGGCGCGGGAGGCGGCGATGAGCTCGGCGCGGCGCTTGTCGCGCTCAGCGTGGACCTCGGGCGTGTGCCAGCCCGAGACGGTCGCGCGGGTCACGCCATAGCGCTCGGCGATGACCGACGGGGCGATGCCCTCGATCAAGTCCTCCACCGCGCGGGTGCGCTTCTCGGCGTTGCTCAGACTGTGCAGCGGCTCCAAGTTTCCCCCGGTTCGTCTCTGTTGCCCCTACGGCCCGTCCTACTGCCCCCAGACGCGCCCTGTCAGCCCGCCCGACCCTTGACCCTGCCCCGCGGCTGCGGCCCGTCCTGGGGCCCTGCAGCGCGGCAGGGAGGCCGCCCGCGCCCTCCGTCCGGACCTTGTGCCCGGCGCAGGTCCGGG